ATGAGTAGAACTAGATGTCGTAGTGGAACTAGATGTGGATGTAGTAATATAATTTAGTCCATCTTGTTCAATAAGTTCAGATTTAACAATTAGATAAGAACCTTCATCATAATATCTTTCGGTATTATTATAATTAATAAGATTATTATTACCAATAGACATAGATTCACACATATCTCTTCGCTCGCATTTATTTTTAAAGTTATTTAGACAGTTAATGTTTTCGTTATTATTGCAGTAATCAATATTAAGTTTATTAATGATATTTGCGGGATTACTTGTACCAACTGAATTTTTATAAACCTTAAAGTCGGGGAACATATATTGATTCATTTCGTATTCGCATCCATTTACACAACTTTCCTTTATAAAAGTATCAGTATAATTTATTTCATGTTTAATTACATCTTCTTCCTCACATTTACACTGATATGTGTTATCGAATAGTTGACAACCACTATAACACGACAAGGCCTCATTATCATCGAGTGTTCCAAGCATACAATGAAGTTCACACCAATACCAATAATGACAATCATTAACAAAAAACACACCATTAACAGGATTCGTTGGAACACGAACTAAAAATCCAAATGAAGGATTATACATACTATCGATAGCACTTTTTACACTCGCAACATTAATACCATCTTGATTATTATCTCCAAAGAAATGTAGTTTAATATAACTAATATGTTGTGTATAATTTAGACTACTAAGATCAAATTCATTATTACTGGTATTAAGAACACCAATATAAACAAAATCAATATCATTATGACTAACACTAACATGAGCTTGCGTTGTAGAATTATTGTTTGTTTTAATAATAAGGTCAACCCCAGGAGTATTTAGAATAGTTTCATCAACAAAAGACACAGTAATAGTATCATCGGGGAAAAAGGTGAGATAAGTTCTATTATTATTGCCTAGAATAAAATCACTTGAAATAGATTGAGTATAATTATCTAGATTACCTCCAGTAAGTTTATTCTTATAGGTATGCAAATACACCACGTTATCAACATATCCATCTCCATCAATAATATCACCATACCCCCAAGCACCAGGTAGCATTTGGGTACAAGTAGGAGGTGTAACTTCTCGGATTAGATAAGTACCTTCTTTTACATCTGTAAAATTAAAGTTACCATTATAAGAAGTCGTAATAGGTTCATCCATCTCGTGTTTCCCATTATGATTCATATCAATATAAACATCTGTATCAATAAGTTCAAACTCATTGCCACTTGTTTCAATAAATCCATAAATTGTATGTGTCTCATCAGTATCATAATATCTTGTTAGTTTTCGATAGCTAGAAATATTTAGAGAAGTCGACAAAGGTCTTCCAAGTTCTGTTAGAAGATTACAGGTTTGTACCGAATTATTATACATATTAGAAATACCCACACACTCACTACTATTACTACATCCATCTTTACATGCTTCTAAACTATCATAACTATTAATAATATATGAATTGTTAAGACTTGTTGAAAATATATATTTACCAGAATCTACGAGCGTATAATCTATAACTGATGATAACGAAATAACCGAAGGGATTAGCGTAATAAAATACCAAAGGATTGACATTATATGTATAATGTATAAATCTTTATATATAAACAAAAAAATTGAATTTTTTTATAACTATAAATTTAATAAATGATTCGTCCAGAAGTAAAAAGCCTTCTTACAATCCTTAGACTCAGTTCAGATAATGATTTGATTATAAGTAAAATTAAAAATGTAAAAAAAATAATTGATAATACAGAATTTAAACTAATTATAAATGGAGACAAACCAATATACCTAAATTCAATGACATATAATCTGGTATCAAGTTATAATTGTTGGTCGTTAAAATCGCAAATAGAATATGAAATATTTGTAAAAAATAATACGTCACTAAATAGCTTATATCAATATGTAAAATCTATATAAATTATTATAGTAATTGTAAATATATTTATTTTTTTATACTAATTATATATAATGTCTGGAGTTATTCTTGATGAATTAGACCTTAAAACCAGTGGTATAGATACTGTATCATTTGATAGTAAAATTAATAAATTAATATCAAAAATGGTAAATACTGATGATCTTGGTAAAAAAAAGGAATTGCAAAAACAAATTAATACACTAAAAAAGGAGAAATCTTATTATAAGGTAAAACAATATTTTAAGAAATTTATGGCCAATATTTTTATCCTAGGGTTATTTACAATAAATCTAATAGCAGTAGCCGTATCTATGTCCTGTTCTAGAAAACTAGGGATATTCAAACGGCTTACATCTGCTCTCTATGCCTTCTTTTTTAGTATACTGTATATATTTATAAATTATAGATATTATAGACTTACAGTTAAAAAGGATACAACCAGTTGTAATATCTGTCCAAATAATCCATTTGCACTTTAAAATTTATATTATATTATTCTATATGAATCAACTATTATTTTTTGTTTTGAAAATGATAACAGTAGTATCTGTTCTTATAGGTTATATAATTTATAATAAATTTGTTTTAAAAAATAAAAAGATCAAAAGTTTCCCTCCATGGAAATCTAAATGTCCCGATATGTGGGAAGTAGTAGATGAAACTAAATGTAAAAACGTACATAATATAGGTAGTTGTAGTATTACTTCTGATAAAATAATGGATTTTAATGAAGCTATTTTTAAAACTAAGGATTCAGATTATTATAAATGTACATGGGCAAAGGAATGTGGATTATCTTGGGAAGGTATAGATAATTTATGTATTTAAAACTAAATATTAATATTATAGAATGACTTGGTTAGATAAATATAAACCAAAAATTCCAGAAGACTTATTAATTTCAAAATTAAACTACGATAAAATATTTGAATGGTTAAATAATTTTAAAAATAATAAATCCGGACCAAATTGTTTATATTTATATGGACCATTAGGTTGTGGAAAAACAATTATAGCCCATACTTTTTTGGATTATTTTAAATATGAAATAAAGGAAAAAAATCTGTCAAATCTAACAAAAAAAAAGAATTTTAACCAAGATATTAATGATATTTTGCATAAAAAAAATATTTTAAATATGTTTAATAAAAATACAAAGGAAATTAGTATTATTCTTGATGAAATAGAAGGATTAACTAATAAAGAAGTCTATATGTTTAATGATTTGTTATCAATTATATTTTCAAAAAAAAAATTTAGATATTTAAAATATAATCCATTCATTATTATTTCCGATTCATTGAATAAAAAAATGAAACCATATAAATCGAAATGTCTTTTTATAGAACTAAAATTACCTGATTTTGAATCTATCGAAAATTATTGTAAAAAAATTCTTGAGAATGAAAATATCGTTTTTGAAAAAAAATTAGTAAAAAATATTATAGAAAAAAGTAAGTTCGATGTAAGACAAGTTATTATTAACTTAGAACAAACATTTACAAGGAAAAATAAAGATTATAAAATAATAACCAGTTATAAAAATGTAGAATTAGATGATTATAAATATATAGAAAATCATTTTGAAAAATACACTGGTTATGAAAATAATAATTGTAATATTAATAAAAATTTTGCATATATGTTATTTTATGAGAATTTTATAGAATACATTTTAAAAAATAAAATATCTAATAAATTAGAAACCATTATCAGTATATATAAAAACTTTTCTAACTCAGACAATTTAGACTATTTATTGTATAAATACATGAAATGGGAACTTATAGACTATAATAACACCTATAAAATATCACTTAATTCTTATTTAATCAACAGTAATAAACAAACAGATAATAATAAAAAAATAGATTTAAAATACTCATTACTACTTAATAAAAACTCATTAGAATTTATTAACCTTAAAACAATTAATCTATATCTTCCTCAAATTTTTAAAAATTCTATGTCAATAAATATATACAATTTGGGATACTACTTAAAATTGCTTGAAGAATTAAAATTAAATAATAAAGGTATAGAATCAATCGAGCCAAATATTTTTTATAAAATAATTAAGTTTATTAATTAAACAAGTATAATACAATACTTTTTTTTCTTTTAATAATTTATATGGTTGGTGTAGGAAAAATTACACAAGAAACAGACTTCATAGTGGGAAATCCCCAGATTACATTTTTCAAGGCAGTTTATCGCAGACATTCACATTTTGCGATACAACAGAAAACTCAGAGTGGTGACCAACCGAATGTTAATGGTAAAGAAATCGTTTATACTATTAATGATGGTGGTGGCCAGCTTTTACATAGATGTTGGCTAGAGGTAGATCTAAATGTTACAAATACTAATATTGATAGTGAAGAGTATATGAACTGGACTAATAATACTGGTCATGCTTTTGTTGAACAGTGCAAACTTAAAATTAATAATAATGAAATTGATACTCATTCCGGTGTTTGGCTAGATGTTTACAATGAACTTAATGATAAAGATGAATTAGAACACTTTGGATTAAATAAACATGCAGCAAAAAACGCATACCTAACTTCCAGTAAAAGACTCGAGCCACTACACATGATTATTCCATTCAAATTCTGGTTTAATAAAAATCCAGGTCTCGCACTTCCACTATGCTCGATTGACAGAGCTTCTGTGGATTTTGTTGTTAAGTATAGAAAACTTACACATCTTGTGAATACTACCAATGGAGTAATTGTTCCAGCAACAACAACTATTTCTGATCCTGAAGTTACATTTTTCAGTGAGATTATTCATTTAGATATTGATGAAACCAGACGTTTTACACAAAACAGACACGAATATTTAATTGAAACTTTACAGGAGAAACAGGAAGATTTTGAGAGTAATGTAAGAATTAATTTCTCTCACCCTGTTAAAGAATTAGTATGGGTTATTAGACACCAAACCCGATTTGAGGGTACTGCTGCTACAGCCGCAGATGCTGATGTGGACGCAACCAAGAATATTTCTTATAATAGTAATGGTGAGGCATTTAATACCGCTGCTAATAATCTTCTCTCTACCGCTGTAAAAAATGCCAACGGTAATGACTATTTTGATTATTCATGTGGTTCTCTTGGAGACATACCAGATACTAGAAGCTCTACTCATGGTGGTAATAATATTTATGGTAATCACCAACTGGGTTGTGAATGGTTTAATACATTCCAGCTTGATATTAGTGGTGAAACACAGTTTGATGAACTTAAGGCATCATTCCTTAGAACATCGTTGCCGGCTCAGTATGGTCACAAAGTCCCGAATAAGCACGTCTACTGCTATTCTTTCTCGCTAAATCCTAATGAATATTCGCCGAGTGGTGTAAAGAATCTTTCTAACTCGAGCCACCAGTTGCTAAGATTTACTAGTCCTATTACAGTAAATAGCGATGTCAAGATTACTATTTTTGCTGTTAACTATAACATATTTAGAATTATGAATGGTAAAGCAGCGTTAATATTTTCCCAATAAATTATAATAACTATATATAATAATGGGTGGATTAATACAGTTAGTTGCTTATGGAGCTCAGAATGCATATCTAACAGGTACACCTGACATGACTTTTTTTAAAAGTGTCTTTAGAAGACACACTAATTTTTCTATTGAATCTATTAAACAAACTATAGATGGTGACTCTTCTTATTCCGAATTTGATGTTAGTACTATAGTTTCACGAAGTGGTGATTTGCTATCCAATGTTTGGGTTGAAGCAAATTTACCATCTATACAAGGTCGTAATGATAATGATCAGAACGATATTACCTATACATCATGGTGTAATAATACTGGGTGTGCTTTTATAAAGGAGTGTTCTATAGATATAGGAGGAAACCAGATTGATAAACAGGATTCTTTTTGGATGGATATCAATAATGAACTAAATGAAAGAGATAAATTAGTTCAGATTATGATTAATAAACACGGAAGTTTCCCAATTGTTAATACCGCTGGTCCAGAGAATAGACAGGTCCCTATATTACATCTTATGATACCTCTTAATTTCTGGTTCTGTAAAAACACAGGAGTAGCACTCCCACTTATTGCTTTGCAGTATCACGAGGTTAAACTTAACTTTACCTTTAGAGCTTTAGAAAATCTTATAGTCTCTTCACACGAAACACTAGCGGCAATTGATACAGCACCAGATATTAATGTGTGGTGTGATTATATATTTTTAGATGAAGAGGAAAGAAAAAGGTTTGCACAGTCAAAACACTCTTATTTAATTGAACAGATTCAAGTAAATGTTGACGAAATCGAAGGGACACAGAACCAAGATATAGAACTTTTCTTTACTCATCCAGTAAAAGAGTTAATATGGGTATTTACTGATTTTGGTAGAAATACAGAAGTTAATTCATCACAAAATACAGCAAATCCAAACATATTTAGTCCTCCACTATTAGATCCTACTGGTACAACTAGAACAGTTGGGGTTGATGGAGGGGGCAATGATTACTTTAATTATAGTGCAAGTTTTGATAATACTGTAATCAATGGTTTAGAATCTGGTTCCTTTATGGGAAATAGTAATGCTATGGAAAACTTTGGAACTATGTGTCTAAAAATGAATGGACATAATAGATTTGAAAAAAGAAATGCTTCCTATTTTGGAAAAGTACAGCCATACCTAGCAAAACATGAAATACCAGAAAAACATATCTATTGCTACTCCTTTTCACTAAATCCTAGAGAATATCAGCCGAGTGGTGCCTGTAATTTTTCTAGACTTGATACAGTTCAAATGGATTTTAGTAGTCTTGGTACTAAACAACGGAAATTAAGAGTATATGCCGTAAGTTATAATATACTACAAATCGTTGGTGGAATGGCCGGATTAGCCTTTGCACATTAAATAAAAAATATAAATAACTATATAAATATAATATTCTAATTGGTTGTGATGACATCACGATTAATAAATGTTTCTAATTGTTCAATAATTTTTGCCTTTTCTTCCTCATTTTCATAAAAGTTTGTAGATACATCTAGATACAAAACCTTTATCCCTTTAGAAACATTATCCTTCATCCATTCCTCGTGATTATTATGGAGCTGATTAAGATATTCAAGTGGAATCCCCGACTCTTCTGTACGTGACCTTTTTTTAATCCTTTGTTCACTAATCTCAGGATTAGTCTTTAGATAGATGAAATATTTAGGTGTAATATCAAATTTTTTACACAACCATGTATGCCAATTACAATAAATATCATATTCTATTTTAGACATTTTACCATTTTCAAAACAATTTTTAGCAAAACAAATCTTATCAGTAAAAACAGACCTTTCTACAAACTTTATCCTTTTTTCTGGTGCATCATCTACTGCTTTAATCCTACTAATAAATGAATTCATCTGGAATGTAAATGACCATCTTTCCTGATCACTATAGAATTTATCCAGTATATTTTTATTATCAGAATCCTTTGTAGAAAGCCACTGGTCTACAGGTTCATATACAACCGTGTCATTCTTATACAACTTGGCCAAAAAATCCAAAAAGGTTGTCTTTCCCGTACCAATGTTTCCTTCGATGTAGATTTCAGTCATTATGTATTGATATTGTATTTATTAATATAAACTTTAAGTTTATCAATTTTATTAATATTTAATTATAATTTTGAGGGAAACTTAAATGCTGGGTTTTTGAATGTAACACCTTTCTTTTTAGTTCTATTCTTATTATTATTCGAATTTCTTCTTGGTGAAGGCGAAACACTATTCCTATTTCTATTATTATTATTAGAATTTCTTCTTGGTGAAGGAGATGGAGAAAATCTGCTTCGGGTGTTTCTATTATTATTAGAACCTCTTCTTGGAGATGGAGAAAATCTGCTTTGGGTGTTTCTATTATTATTAGAACCTCTTCTTGGTGAAGGCGACCCTCTATTATTTTTTCTATTTAAACTATTTCTTCGTCCTGTATTTAATAATGTATTAGGTGCAGGTAATAAAATATTATTGGGTCCAGGGGTTCTTGCTGGTGATAGTGATAGTGTAGGCGTTCTTTCAGGTGATGGCGAGGGAGTTACTG